GAAACAGAAAGAACCTGAACTGCTTAAACTCGACCTTGGCGCAGGGGATAACCCATCACCGGGGTTCAAAGGGGTTGATAAATATGCTGAGAAGGCTGATTACAAGTTTGATCTTTTCAAGTTTCCGTGGCCTTTCAAAAATGATTCCGTTGACGAACTCTACTGTAACCAGTTCTTCGAACATATCCCTCAAAAGCTTCGAATCCCCTTCATGGACGAGTGCTGGAGAATTCTCAAGGTCGGAGCCAAATTCACTGTCATAGCTCCTTATTACACTTCCATGCGGGCTATTCAAGACCCCACGCATGAATGGCCTCCAATCTGCGAAGCATCATTCCTGTATTTCAATAAGAAATGGCGGGAAGACAACAAGCTAACGCATTACTTGGGCAAGTGCGACTTTGATTTCACCTATGGGTACAACATCGCTCCAGAATGGAATTCAAGGAATGATGAGGCTAAGTTCTTTGCAATTAAGCACTACACAAACGTGGTTTCAGATATTGTTGTCAATCTGGTGAAAAAGTGAAACGACTTGGAGCCATATTACTGGCTCTTTTAATTGCTTCGGATTCGTTTGCGGCGATCACCCGTGTCAATACACTCCATCAATATATAGCTTCTTCCGGGACAGGATACTCCCTCGGCACTGTTACGGCCGGGAATCTCATCGTCTGTAAGGTGTCGTCTGGAAATAATGGGACTGTATCTCTATCAGGTTCAGTCAATGGGGCTTATACGCAACTGACCCAGCGCATCTTCGACACGAATTTCAGCCACGATATGTTCTACAAGCTCAGTTCTGGGGCTGGTGCTGAGAGCATCACCATAACGACAAGCAACACAGACAATGGTATTTCATGTGCGGAGTTTCAGGATTCGGGTGCCGGAACATGGTCTTTTGATACTTCGATCAGCGTCGACGGATCAGCTCAAGCGGCTACGGCTTCCCCTCGATCAGGCAATTACACCACATCAGGGAATGGCGTCGTTTATATGTCCTTTGCTGACGAAACCGCTACTTGGTCAGGAACATGTGCGACGTTCCCTTGTCCTACGGGGAGTTTTTCAAACATCAACTGGGATAACACCCATATTGACGCTGATGCCGAGTGGCTTAATTCCACAGCTGGGACACAAAGTTCGGGATGGGACGCTACAAGTGCCGCTTCTACACATTGGTCTATCTTTGTGGCGGCTTTTAAAACAAGTTCTGGTGGGGCTACTATTGGGAGTTTAAAAGCGATCCCCGGAACTGGACAGATGACAACGGTTCCCGGTACAGGTATTTTAGGGACAAAATGAAGAAATGGGCCGTATTCCTGTTTCTAGCGGCTCCGGCGATGGCAGTTCCTCCGACTATTACACCTTCCATCCCTATCGTATGGGTTAGCTCTGCCATGCAGTTCACGGCAAATCAGTCCGTGACATGGAGCATTATGCAGGGGTCTACAGGAACGATATCAGCAGGAGGGCTCTATACGGCTCCCGGCCCGTTACGTCCGAAACAGTCCACGTATGGGTGCATGATTACCCCGCAAGACCTCATTACGAACACGAACATCTCTGCGTTGCCAGTAGACACCTCCAGTACGAACTACATGCGGGCACAAGCTGGCGGTGCGGTCATTACGATGGAACCCGACATGCCCGTTAACATTTACTCCAATTCCACGACAAGTCAGACGCTTGTATCGCGCTACACCCCGTCCAATGATGGTGACTATAAAGTCGGGAGTGCCATGACGCTAAGAATGGAGAACGGAATCTTTGCCGATAAGGATGTGGATAAAGATACGCACGTTCTGGCCATTGACAAGGATTCCTGTATTGCCTCAGAGATGTACAAGCTGTATCCCGTTGGTACAGATGGTACTTGCCCCTCTTGCAACACCCAATCCGTATTGGCTTTCCCGAATCGATATAACTTCGTCCTTGGCGTGACAGCAGGAGGACTTCCCATTCTGACCCATGCCCTTACTTACAGGGACATGCGGAATTGTGTCGATCTTGGAATCCCTATTCAACACGCCATGCGGATGTCATTTTCTGTTGGTATTCTCTCCAATTCCCATAAATGGCCCGCCATTGCTCATGCGGCGGATGGCGGTGAACTTCCTTTTGGGACGTACGTCCGTCTTGTATCAACGTTCACAAACACCGGGAGTACGGCGGCTCAATGCGTACAGACGGCCCTCAAGAATTATGGTGCGGTACTGGATGATGGCGGAATCAATGGACACATCCAGATCGAACAGGCCGCCATCGGGGATTACGACCTGTTTAATGCGTTGATGAATGAGCTTCCGGGCATATCAGGGTTCAATGTCAGCAACCTCGAAGTCGCCGATGTTTCGAGCCTTCAGGATGTGGATACCAATAGCCCTACCTATGGTTACGGGAGAGTCAGCTCCACGAATCCTTATGTCGTTCCATCAAACTTTGCTGTGGTGATTGCGTCCAATACAACAACACATGAATCCAGTTTTATGCCATTGATCGTCCAACCCATAACAATAGGGACTGAGCGTGAGGTGGGTTATACTTTCATGCCCGGAACGCCCCAATATCAGCTTCCCGTATGGGTTCATTCTTCTACCGATACGACTTTCTCCTGCTCGATGACTCCTACACTAGGTTCCCTCACGGCAGGAGGTCTTTATACGGCTCCAAGCACAAACTTCACAAGGTCATCAACGACAGTGACGTGTACGGCCACGATGGATCCTGTGAATGCCAAGGTATCTTTCCCTGTGATTGTGACTTCCGGGACAGTGCGAACACGGCTGGCTAATGCGACAGATGTGGATTACGGGCCTGATGTGAATGGAAATACATGGTTTAAGGATTATGGGAACTTCTGGCGATTGCAGGGGCACGCCAACTGTGACTGGTCAGGAGAAACATGGTCAGGAGTGACGGATTCCGGGATTTACAAGCAATGCCAGTATGTACTGGACGGATCCGGTGATATGTTCCATCACTTCTACGTTCCGAATGGAACTTACCAGATCAATCTCTACTTGGCCATAGGCGGAGGATCGTCACCATTCCCTACGGATACATGGGTTCAAGGAATTGATGCTCAGGGTTCTATTTACTCTGGATCGAGTGCTTCCACGATTACCGGAAACGGGGCATGGACATTCTTTGGGCTTACAGGAAAGAAGGTCGATCTCTGCAACGTGACAGGATCGTGTGCCAGTCAGGTTCCGGGAACAGTAACGCTTACGGCTACTGTAACGGACAATAATCTTGATTTTGTGATCCGACATTTAACAATCAATGGATCAAGCTCGCGGGTATCTGTTTTGAATGCTTTTGATATTACGCAGACCTCTTCCTTCTCCAACTCTGGAACAGGAAGTATCCGATTGCGCGGCGGTATGAAATTTGGCGGAGCTGTGAAAATGCGATGAAAGACCCAATAGACAAACTCATCGAAAGTGCCCATAGTCTCGCGGGACTAAACTCCGGGGATATATGGGCTCTCATGTCGGTGCTTCTCTTTGGATACATCTACTGGACAAAAAAACAGGAGATTTTGAGCAACAAGGGATGGCAGGACATCCGCGAGAAGCAGATTGCCTCAGAGGCCGCACAAACAGAAGTGATGAAACGTTTGACAGAAGAAATCGTGGCATTGAAAATGATAATTACTAAATTCCTGATAAAGGAGTGAGTTATGTTTAAGTGGCTTGACAGGAGAAAACACATTAGACGCGATCAGGATATGCAAGATCGCATGAACGAGGCTGTCGAAGCCAAACATAAGGCGGCACTTGAAGCGTTAGAGAAATTAAAGCAGTTCACATCCGAACGCAGGACAAAAGATGAGCCTTACTATGGCCCAGAGCGAAGAGCGCACGCTTAAATGCCCCGTATGCTCAGGAACAGCGGATTTAGAGTGGGACGTATTGGATGAACGGGGGTCATGGTGGGACTGTCGGTTTTGTGGGACAAGATTCAAAGTCTATTCGATGGGGTCATCTTCACATGGTCATGGAAATTCGGAGGAACCGGTATGAGTAGCCCATGGACATATTTTAAGCCAGAGGAAGTCGAGGGGTTAGATAATGAGTTTATTGCGAAGTTGGAAAAAGCCAGACACATCGCCGGAGTTCCGTTTGAGATCACGTCAGGGAAAAGAACCGAAGGAGCCAATGCTACCGCAGGAGGGGTGCAAGACTCCGCACACCTATCCGGCAGAGCTGTGGATTTGCGAAGTCGTACTTCCCACACGCATTTCAAAATCGTTGAGGGGGCGATCGTTGCGGGAATTCGCCGTATCGGCGTGTATCGAAATCAGGAAGGATCACCGAGTCATATTCACCTTGACGACGCCAGTGACCTTCCTCAGGAAGTCCTGTGGCTAGGTGTTTCTCACTAGCTTTCTGTGACGATATTTACCATGTTTTTATAGGAGAGTGTAAATATGAAGAACGATGCTTGTGCGGAGAGAAATTCCATCAAAAGGATGGGAGTGACAAAAGACAACCCATCCCGTTTTATCGCATCTTTATGTTTTGGCGTTTTACTCACATTCTCTTTCGCCGGAGAAACAGGGGCCGCCACCAGAGCCGAACTACAGCAACAGATCACGGCCCTCAACAATACCGTCTCGGTTTTGGACGGAAGGTTAAACGCGCTGTCTCAAAGCCAAGCTGAACTGATCCGCACCTATAAGCTCACGAACGCCACAGTAGGGTCACTCATGGTCGCGGGGACTGTAGCGGGTCAACCGGGGGCTACGCTAACGCTTCCCTTGTCGTTCGTGAAAGGCCCAATGGCGGTGGCAGGTCTACAGACAGAGTTTGTCATACCTTCAAGCTTTACGGTGACGGGGATTACGGCGGGCCCGGCGGCAGTAGCGGCAAACAAAAGCGTTCAGCTCGCCATCAATGGCGGTGTCGCTCGCATCATTATCTTTGGCCTGAATCAGGACATGATCGGGTCTGGTGTGGTGGCGAACCTGACGCTCAGGTCTTTAGCGACTACCCCAAGGGGGACGTACAAGATACCTCTGCGTAACTCTGTATCCTCTGATGCGGCGGGTGGATCACTTCTAATCTTTGAGACATCAGGGGCGGTGGTGCTATGAAACAGCCTATTTCGGAAGTCGTAAGGGCGTGGTTGCTTGCGCCTATCTTAGAGAAACTAAAAAACATGGAGGCAAAAATGAGTGTATTAAGCGATGCAATAGCGGTAGTTTCAGCAGGAGTTCAGGCATTGGGCACACAACTAACAACGGTGGCGACGAGTTTGCAAACAGAAATCGCGGAGATCAATGCCAAGATCGCGGCTGGAACTGTGACTCAGGCCGATCTCGATAATCTCTCGGCCTTGGCGACGACCTTGAGCGGTATGTCCACAAACGTGACTCAGCTCGACACAGACATCAAGAACATCATTCCGTAACCATGTGGATTCCAGACTTCATATTGAAGTTTTTCGGCCACAAGGTTGCAGATAAACTTGACTTACAGGAGGATGCAAAAATGGACGAGACTAAGAAATGGTATCAGTCTAAAACTATTTGGGCTGGTATCGCGGCTGTTCTTTTGTCTGCTTACGGTACGGCGGCAGTGAAGTTTGGGCTTCCGGCTGTCCCTGAATGGGTTTACACCCTATTGGGGGCTATCGGAATCTACAGCAGAGTTACAGCAGACGCCAAGATCGGATAATTGTTGAATGGCCCCCAGTCGATGAGTGGCTGGGGGTCTAGCAGTCACACTCCCCCATACAGATGATGCAGTCGGTCATTTTCAGTCCTCGTCAATAAACTCAACACCATCTGGCACATCGTGCGTCAAAGCAATCCCAAGAGTGTGTTTGCTGTAAACGTGTTCTGAAATCCATTCCATTATCTTGGGAGGTGTTTCAGCGTCCTTTGATCCATAGCCAAAGCTGTAAATCATACCCATGAACTGCCCAAGATGACGGGCCTTTTTGCAGGTTAAACAATAGACGTTATAGTCTGTACTCATCACCCCTCCAATCGAATAGTCTGCTCAAAATCATTCGGTGTCTGGCCGCACTAGTAGCGGAAGTATGCTCTCACGGACTTGTGAGATCGCCGCAGACACCTAAAACGAAGCGGGGAGTGTGCGATTCTTACGCCTCAACATACCCCTCGGCTAGCCCTGAGTAGCTCCCCGCAAAATCATTTGTCCTCCGGCAACGCTAGGAAGGCCTTGCAGATAGCCTCTGGGACTGAACTGCATTCCCCGCTATTCGACAGTCCTCCGTTTATCTGGCAATGAGCATAGCGATCTGTTCGTGATTCTTTTGATACAAAGTTATAGGTTTGTGATCGTCCAAAGAATATACTTACAGACATGTCTTTAGTGTCTAAATGCTCAACAATCTCCCACGCCGCCCCAATATCGCCGGAGTAGTTGGGAGGTTCTTTAGGCATCCCTACACGGTCAGTCCACCACTCTTTTCCCGTGATAAAACCCGGAGCATCTTGGCATTGAGCCTTCTTCCACCCCAACTTTTTCGCTACTTGCTCATTCAAAGTCATCTACCTTCCCTCCCCGTTCCCGTCGAGCGCGGCTTTGGCTTCCTTCTCCATAAATTCAAATGGTATAGGCTTACCCTCTTTCCAAAGCCTAAGAACATCTAAAACGTGGATAACGACAGCCTCCAGCTTCTCGTTGCGATGAAATAAATCGGTACGCTCCTTTTCTATTGCTTCGGAAGCTTTATGTGCGTTTGCTAATTCATCTTTGAGTCGGGACAGCTCGGCCTGTAGCTCACAGACGAGACATTGGCGGGCCAGTGATCCGTGCTCGCAAACTTTTCCGAATTCGCTCATCCTCCACCTCTCATTCTTTCGGGTTTCATGGGTTTGCTTCAAAGAAAGCTTTCGCAAAGTCGATGGGGCAGCTGCTCCTGGTGCCATCAACATTGTCGTGTTTCATGGCATACGCACCCATCCATCTATTTGACGATACGGGCGAATGAAGTAATGGCCTCTTGGGTGTATTGAACAGTCCCCAAAGGGCCGTCTTTTTGCTGTACTCCGCGCCGTATTCGCACTGGTTGTAAACAAACACTGGCTTTCCCAAATACCATTTTAGATACCCTGTCGCAGGGTTCTCTATGCTCCAGAAGGCCAGCGGCGATTTCTCAAATGAAATCTTTGTTGTTCTGTACTGACACTCCCAGATGATCCGCAGACACTCTTTCACTAGGCGCATCCCTTCTCTAACGTCACGCGGTGTCTTTGCTCTCGTCCTCGCGATGCTGAACATTGTGCAAGGAGGGTTCGCAATGATCCCGTACACATTGGGGGGGGGTACATAGTTTTCAACCCCTATGTCCTCGCCGATAATGCGAACGTCATACCCCGCGTCACGATAAGGCTTAGAGTCAGATCCCTCTTTCGCGCACAAGTGAAGGATGATTTTGTCTCCGTTCAATTACTTCTTCTCCTCCCTGTTGAGGGCTTCTAAGAGGGCGTCTGCCATATTTACAGCACTCTGACAGATCGGAATATCCCAACCTCCAATACCCAATCCAATCAATCCCTGTAAGCACATCGCCGCAAAATACTCCCGCTTGGTGAGGCCGTAACGGATATCGCAATCTTTATCCTCTGGCTGTCGCATATAGTAGACTTCTGGTTTTGATAAATATACAGGATCGCTTCCATTCGTCATCTGGGTTCCTTTCAGGCCGAAGCCTTTATTCGTTTGTCAGACACTTCTTTTCTGCGAATCCAAATCTGCGCCCCACGATGCGTAAATGGAACCCTCTCAAACCCTGCATCGATCAGTTTGTCTACTTGGGGATTCTCGTGGATGAACACTTCCGCTTCTGGAGCATAGCTGTGGATGAACTTCTCAAGCTTCGCCCGTTCGTAATCAATCGCCGTGGCGCACTGAAGCGGCGGATGAGTGAAATGTGGAGAAGGCAAGGACATCGCCATGATGAGAAATAGATCATTCATACATGAGATTTGAGTAAATTGAGTAAACTGAGTTGCTCACAAACACAATAGCCGCAGATTCCCGTAGTTTCGCATCCGTAACCCACTATAACTATTGGGCAAATCCATACTTTTCTTCTGTATGTTTCCCCATAGATTCTTGTTTCAACCAATTCTTTTTCACTATGGCAATGTGGACACGGTGATCCGCCACCCCATTCAGAACATTGAACATCCTCTTGAATTTCCCATCCTCCATCCCACATTCCACCTGTTTTGTATTTATGTGTTTTCATGAAAGAGATCATTTCGCTTTGAAATCCTCGCACTTACACCCCACCCACACGCACTTCCCGTATACATCGATCCCGGCGTGGTCTTCTTTGTCATGCCAACATTCACACACTCTCATTCGGAACCTCCATCTCAAAAGAAACTTTCCCCTGCGGAGACAAAACAGCTTTCCATTTGCGGCACACCCATAACTTCCGTTTCCCTCGCTCTCCACGCTTGACGAAGCTGTAGATGTACAGGTCAAACCACGCCATCAGGTGCGCCAGGTTTTCATTAGGGCCAAACTTCGGCGGCACGTTATCTATATCGCCTTCCAGATACTTCCGTATGTGAGGATGAATATCAGCAAGACAACCATTCACCAGCCTCGGCCTTCGGAGATGTGTAGGGTCGTAGCCCATCACATCCCCGAAGCCGTACAGATCCTTCACAAGCACAGGGCCCATCCGACGGTCGCACTCTGCCGTCACGAATCCTTCTCGCCGTAGCTCGATGAGTGTCTTGCTGTTTGCCATTAGAAGGGCAGACTGTCGTCTTTCTTAGGCTGAGCGATGGGTTCAATGCCCTTGATCTTGTTCGACTTTCGGCCTTGGTACTCATCCTGAATGACGTAGCCTCTGAACTCCTGACCGACCCAGTTGGCGGGCGTTACTTCAAACTTGCCTTCCCACGGTTGGTCAATCGACTTCAGGAAGTGAATTGCCATTCCGGCTCCCGGAGCGTCTTTCTTCAAGAACGTCACGGAATGAAACACCCGCTCTCCCTTGAACTCGCCTTCGGTCGTGACCTCAGCCAGAATATCCACTTTCGGATCTCCGTTCTTTGTCGTGCCTTCCTTCGGGTACATGTCGCCCGCTTTGCTCATGAACTCCACGATCTCGAACTCGTAGGTTCCCTTCGGCAACAACTTCTTCTCGAACTTACCCTCGTCCTGCTTGATGCCTGTCGCGTCGTATGGAAAACTCATTTACTTGCCTCCTTTAGTAAATCTTCCAGCTTCAAGAATAGGTAGATTTGCTTCTGTCGGGACATAAATAACTTGTCCTTGTTCATGCGAATTTTCTAATCCCTGAATCCATAGATATCTCAAATACGCCTCATTTCCTTGTAATGACTCTCCGATAATTTTGTTCGCTTGCGCTACGCCCTTTGCTCGTGCTATTTCAGCTTCGGCAAGCAAACTCGCAGATTCCATTTTTGCTTTGGCTTCTGCAACCGCTACTTCCCGACTAGACTGAGCATGTGCAAGAATAGCTTGCCCTTCCATTCTCTGGCTATATACGTTGTATTTTGGATACGACCAAAGAGCCGATAGAATCAAAATAATCCCACAAACAATTAGGCTAATTATTCCGTTATTTGAATCCATTACTTGCCTCCTAGTTTTTTCTGTAAGAAATCAATTGTCTTTTGAATCTTATCGGCGGCCATCTCGTTCCATTCATCCACATCAGCCTTCGTCAAGATGTCCGTCTCGAACGTGTCCTCTACTTTTACAATGCCAAGCAGACGTTTCACCTCCGCGACTTGCTCAGGACTGGCGAGTGGTGTGGGTGTGCTTTCCCGTTCGATGTCGTCTTTGCCGTAGCACATCAGGAAGTTCTTGTATGACCACTCAAACTCCGCCGGGAACTTGTTCTGTCCCACTTCGGCCCGTTCCTTCTTGGTCATCGCCACTCGTTTACCCTTGGAGTCCATCACAAGCTGAAACACGTAGTCGAATATGTGCTCGTCGCCCTTCATAGAGTCGGATCCGAATCCGACTTTCTTCATGCCTTCGCCGTAAACGTCCTTCTGGTGGGCGGTAAGAATCACGTTCATGTCACAAGCAAGCAACATACGCATAATTGCTTTATAGTCACTCTTGACTTTGGCCCAGTATCGGAACCCGAAATCTTGAAGCTCAGTAGCTTTTTCCGTGTCTGCATATTTACTAAAAATACGTGTCCATTTCTCCTGTATAGCTTGGTATAGGATAGTGACAGGATCGATGACAATTGTCCTATAGTCATGCTTCTCGGTGAGCAGGGTTTTGATTTCATCTTTCACCTCGTCGGGGTTGGTGGTGTGCAGAACAATACTGCCGTTTTTGATGATCGTGTCGGAGTAATTGTCTGTGCCGTGTTCCATGTCGATGATTACGGACTTCGGCCAGTTGATCGCGGCGGTGGTCTTGCCGATACCGGCGGTACTGAATACCATCATCTTGACTCGTTTATTCTTTGGCTCAGGCGTTTTTGCTTTCGGTGGCATGGTGCGTCTCCTTGTTTAGAGTCCATTGGACTTTTTAATTAAATCTGGATTTTCGTAGATGTTGCCAATTACTTTTGGTCTATTAGGTGGCCAGTAAAAATCTTTTTCCTTGCTGTTGTTTGAAAAATAGAAAGATGCTGTTTTTTTATTAAAAGAAACTATGCCTTTATATTGTTTGTATGCGCAGCATTCCCCTCCTGGCTCAAGCCATTTTTTAGAGCCGCCCGTCATTAAGATGTCTCCCTCATAAATTTCTTTCCCATTTTTATCAGTAAGGCCAGTAAACTGCATGACAACATCAGTATCCTTTAATAGGAATTTTTGTCCGAAATTCTTATGCCAGAATTCTTTGTATATCGGACTCCATATCCTGAATTTTAATTTACGCATTAGTAGGCCCGCCCCGTGTATTCTGATTATTACGCCTTTCTTCGTGATTCATTCCTTCGGGTAGGTGTCGACAGCTTTTCTCATGAAGTCCACGATCATTCCACTTTGATTCCTTTGCCGTCATATCGAAAGCTCATTTTGTTTCTCCTTTTCTATGTATTTATCAAGATCAATTTCTGTATGATCCTTACAAGCCCAGAAAGAACGACCCTTGTGCCCCCACTCCACATTTCTAAAGGAAATGGCTCCACCGCCCACTTGCTTTGATTGAGTCATAGGAACATGGAGCAATTCCGTTATTTCGTAAACGTACGATTCCTCTCTGTGGCACACCTCGCATATATATGTTTCTGTTTCTGTCCAAAATCTCCTTTCTGGATATTTGCATTTCATGCCGAACCATCTGCCATATTCTTCTCTTTTGTTTGAAGTTGCGACAGTTTTCATCTTCCGCCGCTCCGAAGACTTATTCTAATTATGTGGTCTCGTGGATCGCTCATGTCATTCCCCATGCTTAGCGAAACGAATGTCCCGTTCAATAGCCTCGTCAATATCATGCTCGATCTTTGAACTCATGGCAGACTCGGCTTCGTTTTCTTCATCTTGTTCAAAAGCTTCTATCATCCAATTTTCAGCATAGTATTTTGACTCGTCCTTGGTATAGGTAAGATGAGATTTCTCGATATGTCGGATCATAGCCTCCAAACCAATCTCGATATGTTTTGCAGGACATTCGTTACATTCAATCGGAATTGTCTTTTCAGTATGCGTCGATAAGCTCATAGCATCCTCCCGATTTTGGTCAGCAGACTAACCCGTTGCCCGTGGCTCTTGAGTGCGGCAAGTTCGACTTCAAGCGCGATGATGTCATCCTCAATCTGACTTTGTTGCATAATGAGGTGCTTGATGTTCTCGGCGGCTTCGATCTCCCATTTACCAAACTTCCGCTGTTTCGCCCGCAGTTCATGGATCTTCTCTTGAATGGCGATTTCGTCTGTTCTGCTCATCGGAATAACCCCATCGCCATATTCATGGCGTACCACACGCCGGCACATACCCCCAATGCCATCAGAAGACACACAAACCCCGCGATCTTCGCCGCCGTGTCCTCCGTGAAGTGATACCACGTCCTACGGATACGACGCACTCTCATAGCAAACTCAACATCCTTTTTCTTCTTCTCAATCAATGCCTGTCCCCAGCCGCTCATAACCCCTCCCCCATATATAGGCAGTCGTAAAACTCCGACCGCTCCTCGATGACCAACACCGTATCCCAGAACGCACGCAGAACGCTTGTCGGTCTGTTCATCGGGCTGTCCTGAACTTCTCACTTTGTAAATGTTGTAGAACCATCGCTCGGTCAAATCCCACGGCTTCGGCAACATCCGCGATCTCGTTCGGTGAGTATGTCGTGAAGTGGGCTTTGTTTTCTTCCAGCCATGTCATCAGTTCGTTCATGCTGTCCTCCCTGCCAAGATTTAACTTCATGAGGTAAGTATATCAGGAGGATATCAGGCTGTCAATGGTTTATTTTGATTATTTTTACCGGATAAGAATTGTAGAGGCGGCAATTTCCCGTAGCGTAAAAGATCACGCAAATACTCCTGAACCGTTAAAGAGTGATGCGCCGCGCACGTCTTCAGGAAAGTGTAGTCTGCTTCGGTGAGTCTCAGTAAAACTGCTCTATTGTGGTTTCTCATGCCACCTATATATCATAAAGATATCCATTTGACAAGGCCTGTTTTGTTTTGTAGGTTTGCCCGCAGATGATCTTGGCTATCTTGAACAATCCCATTTCCCCGTCAGGCGTGGCTCTTTCCTGCCAAGGTCATCGCTACGTCCTGACGGGTCTATTTTGAGGAGGGGTTATGCTCTTTGATTTAGCTAGATCTCAAAAGAAAATACGATGGTTTACCCAAGCGGATCTATCTCCAGATATAGAGATATGGGTGCATGACGCATTCGCAGACAAATATCTGATGCCCATTCATATCCAAAACGTCAGAGAGTATGTAGACATCCAACACGACAACAAAAAAGTCACATGGGATTGGCTTACAGATTTCCCGAACATAGCCCCTCCATTTGAGCTGATGTGGATGGAATACAAATTCGAGAATGTAGGTAAAACAGGATTCCTTATCCATTCAGAGAAAACAGATGATGGCTGGTCTATGGTTATCTTCAACTTTCAGCAGATCGAAAGCGACGCTCCGCTTGTATCAGTAACGAACGCTCTCATTAATAAAGATGGGTCTATTAGACAGCGATCTAATGGTGGATGGGTTAGAAATATATTCCCAGAAATGCCAGATCCTAAGCATATTGAAATTTTAAGAAGTGGACTACAAAATGCGTTGATCCCTGTTTTTTTAAGCATCTGTTTTATGAATTGTAAAAACATATCTCTTGATAAATCTCCAGAGTGGCCCGAAAAACTTCAAAAGTCACGAATAAGAAAAGGAAAACTCCCGTTGATAAGACACCACACAATAATCATCGACGGTATAAAGAAAATAATAAAAGAGGCGCAAAACGGTAACGATGGGATAAGCCCAAAAGCTCTCCATATCTGCAGGGGCCATTTTAAGAATTTCGATGAGCACCCGTTATTTGGGAAATATAGAGGGACATATTGGTGGCCTCAGCAAATGCGCGGAAGTAAAGCATTTGGGGAGATCACCAAAGACTATAAAATTAATGCTGTTGTGGGAGGGTAAATAAATGGCCTGGATTAGAAGCGAGAGTGGACTACCAAGACACCCCAAAACAATCTTATTAAAGAAGCTTATGGGGGTCGAATTGGACGTTGTAATAGGGAGGCTTCATATGCTCTGGTGGTGGTGTTTGGACTACGCAATTGATGGCGATTTATCCAAAAAGGAGGCCTATATGATTGAAGAAGCCTGCAAAATCCCGCTAAAAGTGCTCATAAAGTCCGGATTCGTGGATTCGCGTCCGTATAGGAGAATTCATAGTTGGTACGAAATTCAGGGAAACTATCTGCGCTCAAGATTTAAAGATACGCCTGAAAAATGGCAACGAATTAAACATTTATACGAAAATGATTTACCCATGTCGTTACACAGGTTGAACGGGGAGGGTAACCCATCGTGGAACAACCCCCGTAGTCCTGCAGACGTACAGAACAGAACAGAACGGACGGACGTACGGAACGTACGGACGGACAGTGAAAAGACTTTTACGCGCGAGGCTTCGGGCTTAGGCCCTTCGGGCCAGCCCTTGCCAGCGCCAGCGGAAACGGCGGGGTTGGTGGATGACCAGCCTATGACACCGGAAGACATGAAAGCGATTCGGATTAAAAATATGGGGGACTGGAAGAAATGAAGAAAAACTTATTTGCGACTTCTGCGGAAGTGGTGAAGTCTGTTTGGAATCGGTATGGTCTATCTGAAAAAGAATGGCTTGATCTCAGTCCAGAAGATCGAGTGACGCACTATAACCGAAACCGCAGACGGTCTCCGAATGTGAATATGTTCGAGTGGCCTAGTGATTTGATGTGGTCGTATTCTCATGATCCGTATTTCCACACACCACAAATGGAGCCATGCAAGAGACCTGACGTGTCGTCAAAGGAATGCCCGTGCAATATGTGCGTAGGCAAGATCGGCATTGCTAGATGACCGAACGCAAGCACGAACGGATGTTGCGCCTCGCCAAGCACGAACCGGACTCCAGGCGCGAGTCCAGGTGTTCAGTCTGCGTGATGTCCGCGCGGGATGTGGTGGGGATTGGGGTTTATGCGGGATGGGCCATAGTTGACCTTGCGCGGGCGTTTTACCAGTTCAACCATAAAAGCCACGCAGGCGGGGCGTTAGGCCCTAGAATAGGCCGTAGCGTTTGAATTTAGGCCATCCTGATCGTTCTTGCCAGCGCCAAAACGCATAACATGGCCATTTTGATGGTTTGTGGGCGTTTGATGGTGACGTGCCCGGACTGCGAGGAGTGGGATGAGATCAGGGAGCAGTTGGAGGCTGAGAGGGATTATCCTGATGAGGTGTTATGATTAAGATTGAATGGAATTGGCCGCGGGCGTATTGGTGCTCTGGAGGAGCGCGATATGACCTCTTTGGGTGTCTGTGGTATTTGGCCACAGGGTATTACGATGAATACCGGAACACCAGGATCGGCAGGATCAGGAAAGCGTATCCGGCTGTGTTCAATAAGATCGATCGCTTTATCAGGAATAGAAATGCAAGGGAAACCCCATCTCAGTATCAGTACCCGCCACATTGGCATGATGTTTCTTGACGGTACGTCGTACGCGGGTAGGATGATGTCGTCGTGGGATGTGCCGCTTGACAGATCGGCAGGTGTATCGCACAATTCGGGCCACATGATAACGTCAAGGTCCTCGGGTGTGTCCTCGCGCTATGTCTGACTCAGACGTTCCCATCCGTCGCATCATCCACGAGTACAAATCCAATGGCTGTTCCAAAGGACATCGCTATTCTGTCAAGACCATCGTCGTCAAAAACAGATTGGATTGGGTGTGTATTTGTCGACGGTGCGGCGAGGCGAAGCAGAACTTCAGGGAGTTTGGGCCAAATGGACGCAGGGGATGAGCGTGTTGTCTAAAACCCGCCCAAATCGAGTGATTGTGTATGTTCCACGTGGAACATGTAATATAACATGCGTTATCGGACGCACATGACCAAAAGGCTTGATACTAAACGGCTTTGGAAAGCGCAGTACACGGACGGCATGGTCGCTAGTGCTTGGGTAGCCATGGCACAGGAGATGAACAGGTCATCTAAATCGCCGCGTGTTCTAGAGCAAATCAAAAAGAATGCTTTGGCTTCTGCCAGAAAAATCCACCATGGGGGTGCGTCGAATGTTCATCAGACCCCCACACCGACTCCACCAAAATCCAGACCTCTGACCGCGAAACATTCCAGACCTTGCCCCCTTAACTGCGCCGTGGACGTGCCGTGCCTGCACCCACCGAAGTACCTGAACCAAAGATTCGACCACCCTGGCGGGTACCGATGCACCCGATGCGACACCCTCGTTATCGCTGGTGTTGACGTGCCGTGGCCGTGCCGTAAAACTGCCGTTCGATCTGGAAAGAACTTCCGTCGGGGGCGTGAACAGCGATGTTTTGAATGTGAGGAGGGGTTATGACAAGCGAGTTGTACAAGAGCCTGCCGGACAAGGAGAAGGCGTTTTTTGACGCGTTGGTGATGATGTACAAAGAGATGTGCAAGACGAACCTGTTGTTGGAGCGGATTTTGAAGAACGAAGAATGATGTTGACGATGGACGAACATATCGCTGGCGTGGACTGGCTGGAAAATCACGGGGTGGTGTTGTTTGAGCACGGCGTGGAGGACGTGAGCGCGATGGTGGAGCAGGTGATTGCGGAACTTGCGATACACTAGGACGCACGACCACGCGTGTCCGCGGTGTGGGGTGCGGGTGGAGTGCAGGAGCAAGCGGTGTGATGATTACGATGAGGTGTTGTGTAAGCAGTGTTGGTTAAAGATTTTGGAAGTGGGATAAATTTTCACGATCACGCTTGACAAGAATTCACAAGTCCGTTAAGCTTTGAACACAGGCCTGTGGAGCAACCTGATTTTTCTGGTTGTTCTCCGGCCTTTTTTATTGCACACATGGCCTGTGGCAATCGGGCGAGATCGGCGGCGGAGACGCTTTAAGCCCCTCGCACCGTTTTGGAAAAAGAACAAACAGCGTTAGCTAAAGAGTTGATTCGAGACGGCGATGGAGCCGATCGTGAAGCTCTTGTCATTCGGAACCGCGTATTCAGTCCCCACCAGTTCGACGAAACCCTTCCTGAGTTTTCCACGAAGCAATACCTCTTTCTCAATGCCTACCGGTACGGCGTTCCGTTTGAAGAGGCCTGTGAGAAAGCCGCGTTAACGCCTGAACAGGCAGATCGGTTTCTGGAGAAGCCCAAGGTTCGGGCGTGGCTGGCGGATCGAGCGAAGAAAGACCACATCAAGCGCGAGTGGGAAGAGCCTGGGCGGTGGTACGAAGAGGGCGAGAAGATGATGGGGCAAGAGCGCGTGGCGCGGCACAAAGTGGAGATTTGGAAAGAGTTCGGGGCTCGCGTGGCGCGGGTTCCTCGGGCCAACGGTGCGGATGCTACGACGAACATCGAGATTCACGTTGACGCTTCTGCGGTGCGGGATGCGTTCCGGCGCAAGGAAGCGATTGAGGCGGAGATCTCCAAATGAAGATCCCCGTGAAATGCCCGACGTGTCACAAGCTGGCGCATCATTACTGGCTGAACTGGGGCGAGGTCACGTCATGCAACAACTGTTTTTATGTGAATGTCGTGCATGACTACCTGAGGCAACCGTGAGCAACGTTTCTTTAGCGGAGATCCAAGAGGCCTGCAAATCCAGTCTGCACTTTCTCTGTACGCAGATGCTCGGATACAAAGACTGGGACGTGGTGCATGACGAGCTGGAGTTGTGGCTGGCGCGTCCGTCGTCAAAGAAAGCCCTTTTGTTGCCGCGAAACCATTTGAAGACGAGCATTGTGACGATCGGCAAGACGATTCAGGCGATCTTGAAGAACCCGAATGTGCGTGTGTTGATTGCCAATCAGGTGTGGGACATCTCGCGGAAGATGTTGTCTGAGATCAAGGAAAACTTGGATGGGAAATCGCAGCTTTCAAAACTTTTTGGGGAATTTAGATCGGACTATTGGAATCAGGATGCTATTACTATCCGACAGCGCACGAAGGCTCTTAAAGAGCCAACGATTTCCACAACCGGTGTTGAAGCTGAGCAGACGGGTGGCCATTTCGATCTTATCTTTTTGGACGATCTTACGGGTTTACAGAACTCGCAAACGCCCGAACAGCGGGAGAAGGTGAAACGGTTTCGTCGGTCGATGGTGAACCTGCTTGAGCCGGGTGGACAGCTTCTTGAGGTTGGGACGCGCTGGCATTTAGACGACACGTTTTCCGAGGTTTTGGAGAAAGAAGCCGAGTACTACGACATCATGGTTCGTCAGGTGGTGGAGAACGGCAAGATCATTTTCCCCTTGAAGTTCAACAAGCGATTCGACAAGGACAAGAAGGTTTGGGTATCGAGTGACACGCCTTGCTTTGATTTCATTGACCACCTGAAAAAGTCGATGACTCCCGCCGAGTACTCCGCGCAATACATGAACAATCCCGTTGATGAAGAAAACCAGTTGTTTAAGCCGGGATACTTCAAGTACTACGACAGACGGCCTGACAGACTTTTCGTGAGCATGACGATTGATCCGGCGATCAGCGAGAAGCAAAGCGCTGACTACTTCGTGATTAACGTGACGGGGATGGACGAGAAGTACGACATCTACGTTCTGGATTCTCTCAAAGGCCATTGGAACGTTTCCGAGTCGATCAACAACATCTTTACCATGTACGACAAGTGGCATCCGTCGGTGGTGGGTCTTGAAACGGTGGCGTTTCAGAAAGCACTCAAGCAGTGGTTGGAAGAACAGATGCGGGTGCGCGGCAGTTACTTCCCGATCACGGAACTCAAGCGCAACACGAACGAAAGCAAAGAGTTTCGGATTAAGGCGTTGGAGCCGTTTTACCGTGGCGGCAAGGTCTATCACGCGCCGTGGATGAAGTCTTTAGAAGAAGAGCTTCTGACGTTCCCGAAGGGCCGACATGACGACGAGATCGACGCGCTCGCGAGCCAGTTGGATTTGCTTGTTCCGGGGGATTCCGAGGCACGGCAGGACGTTCCGGCGGGGTCTTGGGAAGCGGCGTTCAATGAAGCACGGAAACTGCATCACGGACACAACGATTTTTTTCATGAAACAATTAATTAATAGATCAAAAGAACTCTACGAACGATTCGAGGCAAACTCTCAAAATGAACTCGCACGAAGGTACAAGATCGTGCAATGTGCTATTTGGAAAATCGTCTCGAATAAGGGATGGCACGAGGTAGCCAATGGTTGACGCATTTGACAACATGAAAGAAGCCCAGCAAGTCGGGCGGTTGCACGACAGGATTTCTGTTTCCAAGAAATGGAAAGACCGAGTTGCTGACGATAACAACTGGGAGAACTTGCTTGAAGAAATCAAAGGCAAGTACGACGTTGTCCTTGGCAACACGCAAGTCCCGCCGATCAATGAGATGTTTGCCTACAAAGATTCCACGCTCGCTAATCTCTATTACAAAGACCCGTTTATTGCGGTGAATGCCAAGAAGGACGCGACGATTCTATCGGCGTACATTCTCGAAGCGGGTGTTAACCATCTCTGGAAAGAACTGAAACTCAAATCCGATATTGAACTCCAAATCACGGACGGTCTGTTTGTGGGCCACGCCTGGAACAAGGTCGGCAACAACACTAAGACGAGTGGGTCTGGGGATCTGTTAAAGATCGTCGAAGATTCGATTTACGCGAATCGTGTGTCGTGGCGGGATATGTACATGAACGTGGGATGCAAGAACCCACCGAAGGATTGTATCTGGATTGCCCAGCGAATCTATCGCCCGACGGACGACGTGAAGAAGGACTATCCGAAGGTCGCAAAGCGTCTTGTTGGAAATTCGTATCCGTCGATTGATGCCAAGTACATGAAGAACATTCTCTACAAAGAGGACTTCAATTACACGGCGATTTACGAGATTTGGGACGCGCACACCCGCAAGATTTACACGATTGCCGATGAAGTGAATGATCGGTATTTAGAAGAGCCGCGCGACTGGCCGGAGTGGATGGACGAGTTTCCGTATCAGTTTCTTTCATTCCACAACATTCCCGATGAGCCGTATCCCCAGAGTGACGTGGGGCCGTGGGAACCGTTAGTGAAAGAGAAGATCAAGCTTTTCACGATGTGCTTGAACTTCGCCAAGCGGTGGAACCGGCAGATGCTGATTAAGACGGGCACGATGGGATTGCAAGACCTCGATAAGTTCGAGAAGGGCATTGAAGGATCGATTCTTTCAGCAAAGACCACCGGCGACATTCAGCAGGCGATCAAGATGCTGGACTGGGGATCGATGCCGCCGGACTTCTTCATGCTTCTGGATCGTTTGGATCAGTTGATTGATCGGATTCGTGGGCAGTCGCAATTCACGCAGGGCGGCATGACGCGGACGGCGACTCGGACGATGGGTGAGCTGGACTTGATTAAAGGCGGCGTGGACGCTCGCACAGACCGCAAGCAAGACCGGATTGAGACGCATTGTGAGAACATCGCACGTCATCTCATCATGCAGATGAAGAATAACTTTGACGTGCCGTACATCGCTCGGATTACGGGCAAAGAACC